GTGGTAATACTCTACACCCTTCTGCATCATAGATTTTTCTTTTGAGTATCTATCTTTACTTACGAAGTCATCTACAATTACAGATGTGAGTACACTATTGGCTTTTGCTCCCGCTTTGATTATTTCATTGACTTCATCTGTTAAGTTTCTATTTTGTACGAAAATACTAATCACCTCCTAAAATAAAATAACGCCCATTAAGGTGTTTGGTTTCATTTTAAATCATTCAAAATATTATCCATTCTTTTTTCTAAAGAATCGCTTCTTGCCATCAATATTTCTAATTCTACATTTGCTACTCTTTTTCCAACTAGATAACAAAAGTACATCAAACATATTTGACCGAACAGTAAAGCAATTAAATCAATTATACTAATCTCTATCATTTAACCCCTCCTAAAAATAACTTTTCCATTCTCTACGCCAATCATATTCTCTGCTCTTGATATATCTAATTAATCTACCATTTATATAGAGTTTATTATTTTCTATTGATATGTTAATTTTAGCATTCAAACCATTTTATCAACTCCTATTCTGTTTTATTTTCTTCTTTTGTTCCATGATATCTGTTGTCTTTATTTTGTTCTACATGTTCCCTTTGATAATATTTCATTTAATCCCCCCGTTTTGAATATTTATAACAAAAATTCGTATATTTATACTGAATAATTTAAATATCTATACAAGAATTAAAAATAGGGTTATATTCACGTTATTATTTCGCTTTATGATTATAAAGCGAAATAAAGTTGATTTTAGTCTAATTTATTTTATTCCCAGCCAAATGGGTCAGTTCCTGTTTTCATATCATCTTCAAAAGCATACCTAGTAGCATCTATAGTATGATTATCCTTATCGACTAATCTATTTTTTACATTGCCTTGCCTGTCCACGTCATAATCAGCATTTTCAAATTCTCGGGCTATATTAGGAGTCCTCTTAGGGTCAATAACTATCTCATTTAAGTCATCTAACCACTTTTCGCCATACTCTACAGAACCAGCTCCTTTTTTAGCCCCTTTGATTCTAACTCCATATGACTTTAGCTCATCTACCGATTTAGGTTCAGCACTATCAGCTATAGTCATATCAGATTGGTATTCTTTGGCTTTGATTTTTTCTGACGCTTTCCTGTTGCTCAATTTAACCTCATAAATTTCATCTATAGCATATATCTTGCGTCTGGTCTTATCATAGTGCCACCTAACAAACGCAAATGGATCTGTAGCATAACCCCAGTCATTACCCTGCCTAATGTTATCGAACGTATTTATTTCATCATCCGTTATAGTTCTAAACTTAAGGTTATCAAACGGTACAACTCCACTTCCTATAGGTTTGCCTAGCCAAACGTGTTCATATTTACGATAGTTCTCTTCTTTGAGTATCTCTATGTTCTGTAGTGTTTGCTTAGCTATATAAGGATTGTCTCTATAATCAGAATGATGTACAAAGTATATATCTGATAAAGTTACGCTATTAAACTTCTTATTACACCAGTTGCCTTTTCTTTTAGGTGGATTGTAAGACAAGAATATCTTATAGTCAAATCCTGTTTCCTCTCTTACTATAGAGTTAACTATAGTGTCTAATTCATCTTCTGTTCTAAACTCTGCTAATTCTTCTATCCACGCCCAAGTATAAGGGTATTCACTAGCTGCAATAGATTTAATCTTTTGCGGGTCATCTGCCCCTGCAAATAATATCTTATTACCTCTAGGTTTGTATATAATTTGCATAGGGGAAACTTGAAAGGTGAAGTATTCATATACACCAAGCAATCTAGCAGCCCACTTGAACTGTTCAAAGACTGATTCCCTTAAGTATTTAGCATGTTTCCTTATCGCTAATCCATTAATAGGGTTTTGTATCATTTCAATAAGCCTATTGATACTAATATGCGATGACTTGCTACTAGAACGACCGCCTTTAAGCACATAGTATAAGTAATCACCGCTCTTGCTAGCTTTCCAAAAACCTCTAAACTTAGGCAATACTATATCACTCAACTTTTTAGTTTCCATATCATCACCTAATCTATATCATCTATAATTTGGATGCCGCCACTATGATTTAGGTCGATATTATCAGTAAATATCTTGTATCTTTTACCTAATAACTCAGCTGCTTTATTTCTATCTTTAGCCCCTACCTGTTTCATTATTGCTCTAGCTTCTGTTATATAGTCACCTTTTGATTCAACCACTATCTGTTCTTCTTCTATTTCTCCCCTCATTACTGAGGTAAGATACTCTAACACTTCATCTTGAGAAGCTATTCTAGTATTGTCTTTCTTAGCTATAATTTTGTCGATGTACAATCTTAAGTAAGGTTTGGTAAAGTTTTCATATCCTATCTGTTTAGCTGAATCTTCACTATATCCTGCTTTAATAGCTGCTTCTTTAGCATCGCCAATCTCTATATAATGGTCAGCAAATCTCTTCTGCTTCTCTGTCATACACTCTTTTAATTCTTCTAAGCCCATTTCTTCATAGTTGACCTTTTCCTCAGGTTGGTGCTGATAACAATAATCAGACCCTTCCTGAGCTTGCCTACTACATTGCTTTCCTGATTTAGTTTGTCCTCTGCATCTAGCCATTGTTATTAGCACCTCCTAACTATCACCATCCACCTTCTCTATTACATCACCTAATCTATCTACCATCTTACTAGCACAGGTATTCTCTAGCCCTTGCCTTTTGATGTAGGCCTCCAAATACTCATGAGCTTGCTTTGACATAACTAATAATTCTGCTATATCGATATCTATATCTGATCTATTTGCTGTCTGCTTAATCTCTAATTCTAAATCCAGCTTTTCTACTTCTGCTATAAAAACTCTTGATTCTTCTAAGGTCATATCTCTAGTAATCTCTGTTACATTCTGTTGATGATTCTCTCTTGCTAGTTGTATCAACTCTTCTTTTCTTTGCTGAGTTATCATAATTTATCACCTCAAATGAAAAGACACCCAGCTTATGCCGAGTGCCTAAAAGTTAATTGAAGGATGCTAGATTTTATTTAGTCACCTTCTAGACGTTAGCCTAGTTGGTGCCACGTTCTGCACCTGCTTACTGATACAGGTGCTTATAAGAAAAGGAGGTCGAGAATGTTAAAATCTATTTGAATCAGTATCCGTCTAAGTCAAGAGCGACGCTTTGTTGTAGCCTTCGCTCTATTATAAATTATATCAGAGAAAATATAAGCAAAAGTCCGTAAAAAGTCCGTGATTAGTCCGTATTTAGTCCGCAAATAGTCCATTACAGTAAATCGTTAATATTATCGTGTATTTTCTCTAATGCTGACCGTTGTAAATCATAGAATTTTGATCTTTCAAAAGGCAACTGGCTAATTATATAATCATCGCTTTTTTGCCCTTGCCCTTCTATGTACTTGGTGTCTATAACTTCCATTTCATCTTTACTTAGTATTCCATCACATCCATACCCCAAAGGTATATCCATGATCTCGCATAACCTTTTCAACTCCTCATACTCTTCTACATATCCTCTTACCCCTTTATCTATCTGCTGATATGTACTATCTGTTACTCCTCCGCCTCCAAAGCTCTCCTTGCTGTAATCTGTAGCTTTTAAGGCTCCTTCTGCATCTACTTTATAGTTATGCTGTCTTAACTTGATAGATAAACATTTCATTCTAGCTTGATACTGTTTGTATAGCGATAGATGTTTCTTGATTCGCTTATATTCCTTGCACACATTAATCCCTCCCTAGAATGGTGTTCTCATTAACCCCTTGTACTTTCTCTTTTCCTCATCGAATTCAGATACTAGAATCATATCCAGCTCTCCAATTCTAATTTCCTTCTTAATTCCTAGACACTTGGCTCTATCAAAATTCCTCCAAATAATCAATCTATCCTTGCACATCTCATTACACTCTAACGGACACTTAATTATATGCTTGTCTCTATGCTCGTTAAGCTTCAACATCCTGCATATCTTTATATATGATACATTGATTTCTTTCTTCATAGTACACCTCCTAACCGTTGTATATGACTCCTTTAACGTGGTATTTCTTCTTGAATGATTCCCACCCCATTACATGAGCCGCTTTCTTTGCTCCTCCTTTAGTGTGGTGGGTCTCACATAGACATATCTTTTTATATTGACTATCATCAACCTTATTTCTATCTCTACCCATTCCTATGGTGTCTACATGATGTATTTGCGAGTTATGTTTGCCACATATAGCACACTTTCTGGTCTTTAAACACATATATAAATACTTATCTAAATCATTCACCACTTCTCTTGGTTGTAAGTTTTCAAATGATATATCATAATTTAAAGCAAATATAATTAGGAAATCTATAAAATCATTAGCATCTTCTTTGGGGCATTCTGATAAAGCCAAGCTAAAATTTTCGTAACCTTTATCTTCTGCAAAATTCTCTTTTAGCTTTTTTTCTGTATAATCTTTTTCATATCCAAGAAAATTAGAAATTTGACCTATTATCTCATGTATTAACTTTTGTTGCCCTCTACTTATGTTGTTCATTCTTTCAAGCTGCTTTTCTGTATCTACTTTTAACAGTACATCTACATTCAGACTTTCAAATTTATAATAATTATCAGAGAATTTATTAGTATTCTTTTCGTTTAAATGAAATATCAC